ATTTACTAAATATTTTCAAGAGTTGGGAATTTATATAGATGAAGAGAAGCCAACTAAATTTGATAATCCACCTATTTCCGGTAGATATGATTATCTGATACAACATGAAGTGTATGGTAAAACTATTGTTGAATTAAAATCTATTAATGATAAAGGATTTAAGGCGTTGATTACTGACCCCAAGAGTGACCATTACTTGCAGCTACAAATCTATTTAAATATTATGAATATAGAACATGGGATAGTTCTATACGAAAATAAAAATGACCAGCAAGTAAAGTGTTTTAGTGTAGTAAAAAGTGAGGAGGTCTGGAAACAATTAGTGGACAAGTGTCTTAATATTATGAAGATGACTTCTATTCCTATTGTGTGTACTGGCGAGAAATATTGTAGATGTAAAGAGGTGCCGAATGGAAAAAAGATGGACTCCACAATCAGCGGTTAGAAAAGCTAATCAATATGTAGAAGAAGTAAATGTACCGGCAATGCGGATTGACTTGGGGGAGAGGGAAGAACTTGATTTCTCTACTCTAATGAATGCAGATACTAAGAAACTTGAGCTTTTCCTTACAGTGTATGGTGGGTATAAAGCCCACCTAGAGCGTGAACTGTCTGATGTTTCTTCTAAGAAGAATGCGTATGAAGCTGCTTTTGATGAGGCATATTCTTCAGCAATTTTTAAACTGGCTGAGGAACGGGAGATAGTTGGGAAGAAGAAACTTACAAGAGAAGAAGTTAGGGGGGCTGCTTTTGGAGCGTATGATGAACTGAAAGAGATGAGAAAGACTGTGATTGAGTATGAAACTATTCATACTAGAATTGAGGGTCTGCTTAAAGCTTATTCGTCAGGATTTCAAACCGTATCCAGAATTGTAGCCTTGCGTACTTATAAGGAGAGAGACTATGCATAGAGTAGAACCGCAAGTGTTTATGATAGCTGAGAATACTGTGAATGATACTGCCCTTCACAGCTATCTAGACCATATTGGTGCACGAGGATGGACTTCTAAGAAGGGTAATCGGGATGGTAATGAGGGACGTAATGGGCAAGGCCCAGGTGACCTGAGAGAAGTGATTGAAGTCATGGGCAGAGGATGTTATAAGTCTTTCGGGACAGAGTTAAATCCTAATATTACTAAAGTACGTGGAGATAACCCATCCTATCTTAAGAATATAGTTAACATAGGTCATGGTTCAGTATTGGAGCATGGGTGGGTGTCTTTTATGATCTGTGATACTAGTCGGGTAGTTACCCATGAACTAGTACGTCACAGGGCTGGTACTGCAATCTCTCAAGAGAGCCTGAGGTTTGTACGACTAGAAGATATGGGTCTGTGGATACCACAAGCATATGCAGGAGATGAGAATTCTACGGATATATTTGAAGAAACGTGGGAATACCTAGAACTTCAATATGCACGGCTTATAGAACGTGCTGAGGCCATTGAGGGCATACCCTTTGATGACCTCCCGTTTAGCAAAAAGAAATATTATACATCTGCTGCTAGACGAGTAGCCCCTATTGGTATAGCAACTAACATTGGCTGGTCATGTAATATCAGAGCTGCAAGACATATCATTGAAATGAGAACTGATGAACATGCTGAAGAAGAGATTCGCTTAGTATTTAATAAAATCGCAGGCATCTTAAAAACTAAATACCCCGCTCTATTTGATGACTATGAATCTGAACTTAAAGGTTTAGATGAAAATCTAGAGTATACTACTTCTAGTAGGAAAGTGTGATATAATGTATTATCTAGGATTAGACTGTTCAACTAAAGCTATTCATGGTGTTCTCCTTGATGAGGAGGAAAATATCATTGAGCAATTTAAATGGTTTAGTCTAGCCTCAAATTATGAAGAAAGGTTCTATGAAATATTAGAAGGATTTGAGGAGAAATTGAGTAAAATAGATATAGGTGATTTGCTAGTTGCTGTAGAAGCGGCTATCTATATCCAGAACCCTAAAACAACGGTTGCTCTTGCTGCGGTAGTAGCAGGGGCAAAGTATATTTGTTATCGTAATGGATATTCTTGTATGCCTGTCGATAATAAAGTATGGAAACGTTGGGTATTACAAGCAGGTAAAGCTGATAAGGCTTTCATTAAACAATTTGCAATAGAAAAATGGGCAAACATTAATAGCAAAGAGCAAGATTATTGTGATGCAGCGTGTGTAGCTCTATATAGAAAGATGGAGGATAAAGATGAGTTTAACATTTTACTTTAATAGTAAGGAAAAACCCCAGCGACCTAGTGAAGATATACTTCCTGAGGAACTAACCGAAGATGAATTTAGAGAGCAATATGCTAAGATAGTATATTGTGATTATGAAGAGTGTTTTTGGAATATCCATATTAAAGGTTTAAGTAAAACAAAGGGTTCTATCCTAGCGAATAAAAATTACGTGCCTCTGGGTGACCCTAGCTTTACTAATGTATGTTCAAGGACAGAGATAGCAATTATGAGCAATACCTATAAGATTGGTAATCAGAAGCGGGTGTTTCCTACGTGTTTTACTAGTGCTAAGAATGGCAAGACTGGTCATGTAGATTTTTCTAAGCTGCTTCAATCAGATGGTACTCCCTTTGGAGGTAGCCTTGAATCTCAGAACCCAAAGATTGACCAAGGCTTTGAGTCATATATATAATGCCAAAAGTATATGACCAAGAAATTAAACTCAGGGCTATGAAGCTTTGGGTAGAGGGAATATCAGGCCCAAAAATTGTTGACCAGATTAATGTGGAATTTTCTTCTGATGTGAAAGTTCCTACATTATATGTATGGGCAAAGCAATATAATTGGAATGAACAAAAGAACTTAGCTAGAACTGAGGCTATGGAGAAGATAAAAGAATCTGAAGGCCAGAGATTTGCTAGAGTTCAAACAGAGCATCTTACTGAATATGAGGGTATGAGGCATAAAGCAGGAGCGGCATTGGGTGTACTTCAATTTGATAGGGCTTTTGATGCAGCTAAAGTTTTAGACCTGAGTATTCAAGGTGAGCGTAAAGTTATGGAAGGAATGATAAACCTACAGTTTGTTCAGTCTGTACTAAATATATTAGTTGAAGAAGTATCTGACCAAGTAGTTATCCAACGTATAGCTACTAAATTAAAATCATTGGTGGCTCAGGAGTAACATGCCTAGTAAAGATAATAATGAAGTTTCTTACGATAGTGCTTTATCGCGTCTAGCAGATGGGCTGTTGTCCGATAAAAAATATAAGGTTGGCACCTTTAAAGAATTCCTAATAAATATATGGAGTCAAAGTTACGATCACCCTGAATACTTTAAGGCTTGGCATGTACAACTAGTGGCAGATGATATAGAAGAATGCATAGAGAAGGGATTAAATTACGTTTGTGTACTCCCACGTTTCCATTTTAAGAGTACGGTTCTAGGTCATGCCTTTAGTGTTTGGAGATTGCTGACTGCACCACGAGACTGTTCGGTATTATATTTATCTTATAGTGATGGTATGGCTCAGTATCATATAGCAGAAATTAATAAGACTGTAAAGAGGAATCCTATTCTTATGTCATGGATGAATAATAAATCCCCTAAAGCAGATTATTCTTTTAGGTATTCAATTAATGATAAGCCTGCCGATATAATGCACGGCGGTCTTTTTTCATTTAAGAGGGGTATGCATGTTAATGGTGCCTTGATTGCGGATGATATTCTGCGTGACCCTGAGAACCCCTTGAACATGGGACAGATAACTAAAGTAGAAGACCACTTTATGACGGAATCACTGTTTATTCCTTTGAAGGGAGTACCAGTCATTGTGTTGGGTACACCAATGATGCCTGGAGATATCCTTAGTAAACTTCAGGAGGACAGTCGTTTTAAATCTAGGGTACTCCCAGCTTTAGATCCTGTCCCTGGACGTAGAGTATTAATGCCTGAACTCTATAATGAAGAATGGCTATTAGAACAGCAGAAAGCTCGTCCTAAGTCCTTTGCCTCAGAGTTTATGTTGATTCCTCACTTCTCGACAGAATCTTATTTTGAAGCAGAAGACCTTGAGAAGTGTGAATCTAGTACATTAATTAATTGTGATGCTACTATCCCGTTTACCTGTGAGGAAGATGACCAATTCTTTGCAGGATTTGATGTAGGTAAGAAACGTCATCCATCTCACCTTGTTATTTTTAGGCGCAGAGGTGATACAATAGAACAAGTCCATTCTTCCTTTTTAGATGGGTGGAACTATTCTGACCAAATTGATTACTTAAATAAAGTATCTGAGAATTTTGATTTAAATAAAGGATACGTAGACAATACAAGAGGTGAGCTTGAAGAACGTGGGTTAGATAATATTTGGAAGCCTATGATCTTCTCAACCAGAAGTAAAAATACTATGGCACAGATATTTGAAACATATCTACACTCAGGAAATCTACATCTTATTAAAGATGAACGGCAGAAGCAGCAGATACTATCGGTAAACAATGAATTGAAAGCCCCTGAAACTCCACTAGGACATGGAGATGCTTTCTTCTCTATTGCGATGGCTCTATCGGCTGCATATGAAACTACTATCTATAAGATTCAAATGTTGGGGAACGTACAGGATTGGTTTACCACCATAGAACAAGGACAAGAAGAGGATCCAGACAAGATGCCTGGACGAGGAATGCCTGACTTAAACTTCCAACCAGCAGTTCCGAGTGAGGCTTTAGAAGCCCCTAACCCTGACTGCCAAGATGCGATGTGCAATTCGACATTCTGGGTTCCAGAAAATAAATTATGTATATATTGTGGACATAGAGGATAGGAGGATGGATTTATGGTGACGATGACTGAACAAGCGGAAATAATTTTAGAGGCTCGTTATTATTTAAAGGATAACGAAGGGAAACCTAGAGAAAATGCGGAGGGTATGTTTACACGGGTAGCTAAAGCTATTTCTTCTGTTGAGAAGAAGTATATGACTTTGCCTGTGGAGATAGAACTTATACAGAATGAGTTTTATGGTATGCTGTCCGAATTATACTTCTTACCCAATTCACCTACGTTGATGAATGCTGGTACTCCAGCAGGAACATTATCAGGATGTTTTGTCCTTCCTCTAGAAGATAGTATGCAAGATATTATGAAGACTGCTACTGATGCAGCTATGGTACAGAAGTTTGGGGGAGGTACAGGTTTTGCCCTGTCTAAAATCCGTCCTAAGGGTGACCCTATCAATACTACTCAAGGAAAAGCCTGTGGCCCGATAGAAATATTGAAGACACTTTCCCGTGTATCGAGTATGATTACACAAGGTGGGAAACGGGATGGAGCAAACATGGCTGTTATGTCCATATACCATCCTGATATAATTGAGTTTATTAAGTGTAAAACCATCGAAGGGGATATACATAATTTTAATATCAGTGTTGGGGTAGATGCTAATTTTATGAAAGCCGTATTGAATCGTTCTGAGTACCCACTAATTCATCCTAAGACTGATAAAATTACATCTTGGGTTAATGCCTTTGATGTCTTCAGTTTAATTATTGATGGGGCATGGAAGAATGGTGAGCCTGGTTTAGTATTTATTGACCGCATTAATCAGGACAATCGTGTTAAGGATGAACATGGAGACATGATAGCAACTAATCCTTGTGGAGAACAACCACTTCTCAGTAATGAAAGCTGTAATCTAGGGTCTATTAATCTAATTAAATTCTTGCAAGAGAATGATGATGTGACTGGTGATTGGGAAACACAGATTGATTGGCAGAAGTTAGCCGATATAACCAAGTTATCAGTACGTTTTCTAGATAATGTCATTGATGCAAATCAATATGCTACATCTGATATAGATGTTATGACCAAGGCAACTAGAAAGATTGGCCTAGGTGTAATGGGCTTTTCCGATTTGCTAATTGCTATGAAGATTCCATACAATAGTGAAGTAGCTATGACCATAGGTAGAGTGATAATGTCATTTATTAGAGACATGGCTGACCAGGCATCATTAGAATTGGGAGAGATTAGAGGAACCTTTCCGTCGTGGAAAGAAAGTGACTACGGGCGACATCAACCCTATCGGAATGCGTGTAGGTTAAGTGTGGCTCCCACAGGAACCATATCTATGATTGCTGATACTTCAAGCGGAATTGAACCAACCTTTGCATTAGCTTGGAGAAAGTCAAATATATTGGAGGGGAAGAGTCTGTACTACGTAAACAAATTCTTCCAGACTACGGCACAAGAACACGGGTTCTATTCGGAAGATTTGATGGAGCATCTAGCTAAAGGTCGTTCTATTAGAGAACGTGAAGATGTTCCTCAGTGGGCAAAAGAAGTTTATGTTACAGCACCAGACATATCTCCTTCAGAACATGTAACTATGCAAGCAGCCTTTCAAGATTCAGTAGACGCAGGGATATCAAAAACTATTAACTTCTCTAACGATGCAACTAGAGAAGATGTACAGTCAGCGTACTTACAAGCATGGGAAACAGGCTGTAAAGGTATAACTGTATATCGAGCAGGTAGTAGAGTTAAAGAGGTTTTGACTACTGGTATTGCAGAACAGGTTGTAGAAACTTGTGACTGTGATACTCCCTTGATTGTTCAAGAAGCTGGTTGCAGTTCCTGTAAGAATTGTGGGTGGAGTGCTTGTGAAATCGCCTAACGGAATGATACTAATCCTGGGGATTTGTGTTATAATAGCTATTATAGTAGCGGAAACCATGATTATGTTAGATACCCCAACAGAAAATAGTATATTTAGAGGGATATGCCCTTTACATTAGAGGAGAGAATATGATAGGAAATACTTTAAGAGATAGAAATAATCAATACGTAGCAACTAAAGATGCCACGGGAACGTGGCGAGTTCTAGATACATGGCATGATGACCTAAGGTCTTTAGACCCTGATGGGGAAATACCAGATGATAGTGATGCAGTGACCCTAATATCTGAGGGTGCCTTCTTAGGATTAGTAAAGGAAGCCGCTCGTTTAGGTGTATTAGCTAATGCGGCGTTCACTGAACAGACAGATATGGATAAAGAATTGCTAGAGAAAGAGTCAGAAATTTTGGATTTACGGGAAAAATTAGTAGAATATGATGAGGAAATGTCTATACTCAAACAACGGCCTGACCGTACTGAGGGTTTTGTACTTAAAGAAATGGCAATGAATACACTACTTAAACTTACTTCTATGTCAGATATACAAACTTTAAGCAAGGATTAAAAACATGAGATTATCTGAATATTTACCCGAAGTTCCTGCGATGGCTCAACAAATGTCTGAGCTGAACTCTCAGATTAATACACTAGAGCTTATGAAAGCCGCAGGGGATACAGCTTCCTCCCCCTCATTTGGCTTAGACCACGTAGTTAATACATGGGTACGTCATCAAATGGCCTATCGTCAACAGCTGGTTATGGATATTCAAACCATATCTATGTCTGTTGAGGAGGTACGTTCACCAGTAGGTCATATTACTGGTGAAGTATTCCGAAGAGGAATCGTTTGGAAGCCTGTAGTAGAAAACCCTGACCCAGAACAACGGGAAAGACTGGAAAAGCTTATTGCAAGTTGTAACGTCTTTGACCAATCGTTAGAAGAAGTCTTACGACAGTTCCATTTCGATATTAATATCGTAGACGACGGTTTCCTCTATTTGATTAAAGAATTCTATGATGATGGAACAACAGTGAGGTCTAAAGTAAAGGAGATTCGTAGACTCAATCCTGCCTTAGTTGAATATGATTTAGAT